TAAAATTTAAGTAGTTAAAATAAAAGCGACTATTTAATATTCACTATTTAATATTCATTATTTAATATTCACTATTTAATATTCATTATTTAATATTCATTATTTAATATTCATTATTTAATATTCACTATTTAATATTCATTATTTAATATTCATTATTTAAATAATAAATAATACATGCTTTATAATAATTGTATTAAACTACTGTGTAGGAATAAAAACCCAATTTAATTCCTCGCAAATTTTCTTCCAAATATCATCTTGTTCGATTCGTTTTTCTTTATCTTTCAACATCGGAAAATAAGAAAGAAACTCGCTTTTCTCAAGAAGTTCGCACAGTTTATAAACCGTATAATAATAATTCAAAAAATTCACACGATCATCCGGGCAAAATTTCGCATAAGGTCCTTGTATCTCCATAAAAAGATTACATAATGTCTCCTCTAATTCCGGTGTCATAATCGGTGGTTTAATACCTAATTTGTCTTTAATAAAGGGGATATGCTCATAATATTTATTATACCCTAATTTTTTGAGAACTTCTTTTGCTTTAGAGTTTGTAAATTTCGAAAGAGATATGCGTTCTTTATTAAGCTGTTGCTTGATATTTTCGAGAACTTCTTCCGGAATTTGCGTAGTTTCTTTTGCTTGAAACTGGGCGAGGATTTCTTTAAAATGGTTAATTCTTTTGTAAGCATAAAAGCATGCTTCTTTTGGCGGTTCTTTATAAGATGGCTTCTCATTTTCAATAAGGTAAGTAACTTGTTTTGCACATACGTTACATACCATAATTCCCTCATGTTCGACAGGAATCATTTCTCCTTTATTACACGATTGACATATATCGGTGGCATAAGTGTAATCGTTTATGTTAATAAAAGTCTGGTCAAGGTTTGTAAAAAACTTCTGAACATTATTATCATTCGCGCGCGTTAAAGCATTTTCATCAAATGTTTTATCATTAACTTTAAAGAACGAATTAAGAATAGTGGTTTTATTTGTCCCATTTGTAATTTCTTTTTTGTTTTCAAAATAATCAAAAATAAATCTACTATTATTCAAATAATAATCTTTAATCTTTTTCTTATTTTTATAAATTTCTTCTTTTATATCGTATAAAGAATCTTGTAACTCTATTTTTTCATTAACATCTACTATAGTCTCAGGATTATTTAACTTTTTCATTATTTCATTTTTTTTACGTATTAATGTAGGTAATACATCACTGTTAATTAAGTTAAACTCTGACTGTAATTCACGATGAACGCTATCTAGCGTCATTATTCTTTTTTTGTCTACTAAAATTTTTTTATTTGTTTTATGTTTAAAAGACGGCATCTATATATATCTATATATATCTATTATATTGTTATAAGTATAACTTTTTTAATATATAATATTTAATAATTATATCTATTTTAGTATTTTTAATTATATATAAATATTTATATAACATTTTATAAATGTACGCTAGTCAACAAAATAACCAAAACATGAAAGTACAAAATAATAATAACGGTAACAACGGTAACAATAGTAAACATGATACCACTGATAATAACCACTGATAATAACCATTCATTATTACGTTTGATAAGAAAGTTTTTAGATACTAAAACATAAACAGTGTTAACCTTTGCTGCTGCTGTAGCTATAGCAACAGCATTTAAAGATTTAATTTTAAGTATAATAACTAATATTGTTCATCCTTTAATGGTAAAGTTAATATTACTTACCAAACTAAATAACTATATAAATTTTTCATCATTAAATACATCACAGAATATAGTAACAAATTTATCACAAACTATAATAAATGTTTTAAGTTTCTTATTAATATTAGTAATAACATATTATTTATTCTATGTAATAATTAATTCATATTAGTTAGCAGATAAATTTGATTGTATTTTTTATATTTTGTATTTTTTATATTATTTATATTTTGTATATTATTTATATTATTTATATTATTTATATTTTTTATAATATAATATAAAATGGCTGAAATGGCTGAACTAGGAAGCAAGTTAAAAACGGGTGACCTTCTTTTATGTGATGATCTCCAATATAATTCATGGGGATTACTTAGTTGGGCTATAAAATTTATGACAAAGAGTGATTTTTCTCATGTCGGCATGATTGTAGTAGACCCGGAATTTACGGATATTTCATTAAAGGGGACATATGTTTGGACATCAGGTATTTCAGATGTTCCGGATCCGGAAGATAATAAAAAAAAATTCGGGGTTCAGTTTATTCCTTATGATCATTTTATTAAAACATATGGTGGAAAAATATATCTTCGCAAAATCGAGTTTGAAAGTATAGAAAAGTATAACAAAATATTCAACTGTGAAAAATTAAAAGAAATACATAAAGTTGTATATGATAAACCGTATGATATTGTTGTTACAGATTGGATAGAAGCTTACTGTAAGAAAGATCCTCATCCTCAGAAAACATCTAGATTTTTTTGTAGTGCTTTTATTGGGTATGTTTATACGAAATTAAGCTTACTTGATGAAGGATTAGACTGGAGCATCCTTTATCCGAGTTACTTTTCTAGTGAAAATAAAACATTTTCTTTGCACCATAATGCAATACTATCAAAAGAGCATCAAATATCTGGTTAAATTATATATAAAATAAAAATAAAAATAAAAGTAAAAGTAAAAATAAATCACTGTAATATTTAGGAATTTTTGTAAGATATAAAACTGTAAAAGTATGAATTATGAATTATGAATAATGTTAGGAATGTATTAATGTTTTCTCTATAAAAATAAAATAATGTTATCAAATAATTTAGACGTATGTACTAAAAATGGTAAAACATCTGATATAGAGGAGGCTCTAGGCAATAAACAGTGTAATACTAAGTCTAGTACAAATGTTTTAAACACGAATATAAATATAGATTCATTAGATATTGTAAATATTAAGAGAGAAACATATTACAAAATGAAATTTATTTTTAACTCTTTAGAAAAAAACTGGGCTATAAAGAAAAGAAAAACTATATTTTATTTAAAAAATTTAGAAGATTCTACAACAGAAATAATAACAGAAGACTACTTAAACAAGCGTGTTATTAATAAAATATATAAAAATCGAAGCATCCAGGGCATTCAGGGTATCCAGGGCATTCAGGGCATTCAGGATAAGTCTGAACAAGGACAGGGACAGGGAAAGGTAAAAGATAAAAGTCATGATATTTTAGAAATAATTAAAAAGAAAGAAGATATAATACCATTAAAAGAGGGGATTCATACATTAAAAATGTTAATAGACAAGGGTAAATTGGATATAAATAGTGAACAAAAAAATGATATTTATTTGATGATATTTTTAATGAATACTTTAGAAAATGGATGGAGTATAAGGAAAAAGAATGATAACTATGTTTTTAGGAAAAAACATGAAAAACAAATGGAGATATACTCTGATGAATATTTAGTAAATTTTTTGAAATCAAATATGAACAACATTATTTGAACAACATTATTTATTGACTGTGTATGAAAATGTTAGTTTGTTGAATATATTAATTATTAATTATTAATTATTAATTTATAAAAAGTTAATTAAGATTTTTTATAAAATTTTTTTCTTTAGCAATATTATAATACACAAAAATGGCAGGAGGTCTTATGCAACTTGTAGCTTACGGCGCCCAGGATGTTTATCTTACGGGCAACCCTCAGATTACCTTTTGGAAGGTGTCTTACAAACGTCACACCAACTTCGCAATGGAGTCTATCGAGCAGACTTTTAACGGTCAGGCCGATTTTGGTCGTCGTGTAACCTGCACCATTTCTCGTAATGGTGATTTGGCTTACCGCACTTACCTTCAGGTTACTCTCCCTGAGATCAACCAGTCCATGAAGGGCGCTTCCCAGGATGGTGTTTATGCTCGTTGGCTTGATTTCCCCGGTGAGCAGCTGATTTCTCAGGTTGAGGTTGAGATCGGTGGTCAGCGCATTGACCGCCAGTATGGTGACTGGATGCACATCTGGAACAACCTTACTCTTCCCGTTGACCAGCAGCCCGGTTACTATGCTATGGTCGGCAACACCACCGAGTTGACTTTCATCACTGATCCCTCTTTCAATGCCATCGATGGTCCCTGCCAGGCTAACGCCCCTCGTCAGGTTTGCGCTCCCCGCAATGCTCTCCCCGAGACTACCCTCTATGTTCCCTTTCAGTTCTGGTACTGCCGTAACCCCGGTCTTGCTCTTC